CTTTCTGCTACTAGAGTAGATCTAATTACTATATCATCACCTAATATCCTATAATCTGTGAAGTTGGTTATACCAACCCTCTTTGCAGAGAATTGAACTATTAAGTGGTGTACTAGAGCTAAAGAGGTCCATGACGAATACTAACCCATTGGTTGACCACAGTTGTAAGCTATGCTTTCACCTTGGTAATCAAAAGGAAGTCTAGTCATGATGTCTCTCCATGCTTTGGCAGTTTTTGTTCCTTTCCAAACCACCTTCATGGCCTCGTACAGTTGTACGGGGATTCTGTCTGTGGCTGCGGTAAGGTCAAAACTGTAGTAAGGTTGATCTACGGGTCCAAAGGGAGCTATATTCTGGCCGAAGGTCTAGTCTGTCTCAAGATTTTTCTACATCGCCTACTCGGCTTTGTGGATTTGTCTTAGAGCAGTCTGTGACCAATAGTCACCTATAGCTATTACTCTTGATTTTCCCTCCTAGTCTTTTATTACGGATAATTTTCGTAGTAGACCTTTACGGCTATCACGAACGTTACCCTACATATTGGACAAGGTTGGAAGTCTTAGTAATCCTGTCTTGTAGTCTTGCTAACTCTGTCCTCCAATCTGCCAGGTAGCTTTAATAAGCCACTCTGGAAGAGATTGAAGTTCATTGATACAAGTCTATAGAGCAGTACCCATTGGCCCGACTTTGGAAGTCAAGTGAGGACCTGCCCACGGTGTGGATTTAAGGTTCATCTGCTTTTTAGCCATTAATTGAGGCTACGCAAGTTTGAATTCTGCAAAAGCAGATTCATCCTTTGTAGACGCATCAGTAACGGTTGAGAAGTCAGGAACTTTCCATCCAGAGATTAGTCTTGATATCTGAATAAGACTCAAAGCTAATCTTATCGCCCCTTTATCTCTATTGACTAGTAGAGGAACCTATTGTCCGAAGACTTTAGGTATTCCTCTGGTCGTAGCAATAAATGGCGGTTGCCATGGTTTCCCTGATACATGTCTGTGAATAGTTAGACGCAAGTCTTTCTACCACAGTATTGTGTCAAGGTTTCCACGGGTCCTTAGTCGTCTTTCAACAGTTCCTAGGAACTAGTTCACTTTTTGATTGGATAAATGAGATCCGAACATACCAGTCACAACTAGAAGATTTAAAACTTTCTAGAAGTTTCTGATTATGTTTGTTTTCATTTTATTTGATTAATTGGTGGGCTTGCAGTCAGTTCTCTCTCAACTTGCGTTGGTGTATTGGCCCTCTGACTGGAGAGAATTCACTCTCATTGGTCGCAACGCCTTTATAGGGTCTTGTCTCATCAAGATACTGTAATTGC